CCGGACTCCACCACGCAATCGCGCGGTCGATCCACGGCGCCCGCGGCGTCTCCTCGGGCATCAGCCGATGACCGGCGGCACCACGCGCGGCGGCGGCATCCGGAGGTCCGGGTCGCGGTACGTATCCGGCGGCACCGGCACCGGGTACTCGGCGTGCTCGCCGGCGCAGCCCCACGCCGGACTGGTCGGCGGGAGCCCTTTCGAGAAGTGCGCGATCGAGCGCGTCGACTGCCCGCCGTACAGCAGGCGCAGCAGGAACGAGTACGCCTTCAGCAGGTCCGCGGCCGAGGCGTACTTGACTTCCCGGTCGGCATACTTGACGTCGGTGACGCCCGAGGCGATCGCCGCCACCAGCGCCGCGAGCATCTCGGGCGTCACCGGAATCGGCGGCAGTCCCGGCGGCGGCGCCGCGGAGAGGCCCGGGCGAAACATGGCGCGGCCGAGGGTAGCACGCGACACCCGCGGCATGCTAGAGAGGCGGCTGGGCAGGGAACCCCACCCCCCTTCAGGGCGGCGCCGGCGGGTGGACGCCGGCGTCGCCCCGCTCGCTAGTATTCCTCGGGCAGGAGGAGCGTGGTCGCCGCGCGCGGTTCGGCCTCGGTGATGACCCAGACCTGAACGCCAGTCGGGAGCACGTAGGCGGAGAAGAGACGCGAGCCGTCGCGGAGGGCGCGGTCGTTCGCCCGGTGATCTTCGGGCGAGAGGTCGCCCCACTCGCCGCCATGGTGGCGCGCCAGGAGGGCGAACGGGAGCACGCCCGCCACCTCGAGTGCGCGGAGCGCACCCGGGGTGGCGAGCAGGCGGCCGAGGGCGAAGCGCGCCGCCATCAGGGATCCAGGTGGCAGTCCGCGTAACTCGAGTCGCCCGGGCCAGGCCGCAGCAGCGCGCAGTAGCGACGCAGCCACTCCGCGATCGCCGCCGCCGAGGGCTCCGGTGCCCGCGCCAGGTCGTTTCCCTGCTCACGCAGGCACCGCTCGAAGGCCGGCACCTCCGGGCCCACGCCCCACGACTCGATGGTGGCCGTGCCGTTGCGGTTCGGGCGTAGCTCGTAGCGAAAGTTGCTAGCCGAGAGGCGCGTGCCGTAGCGCGCGCGGACCCAGAGCGCGCAGGTCCACGCCTGCCGCTCGAGGCGCGAGACATTCACCCGCGCCCGCGCCGCCGCCGCCGGCGCCGCGCAGGCGAGCACGAGGACGAGGACCAGGGCCCGCCTCATGCGCCATCCTCGAGCAGGCGCCGCATCTCTTTGAAGATCGCTGCCTCACCTGGCGTGAAGCTGTGCCGCATGGCGTGGAGGATGCGCGCGAGGTAGACGAGGCCGGCGACCTGGACGGTGAAGCCGGCGACCATGACGATGAACTCAAGCGGCGTCATGCCCGCACCTCGGCCGGCGCCTCGGGCGCGTTGAGGGCGCGGTCCAGTTCCTCGTTGCCGGCGGCGAGCTCGTCGGCCAGGACGAGGAGGCGCCGCCCGTTCGGGCCGCCCCGCCGCGGGTCGAGGAAGCCGCCGGCCGTGGAGGCGAGCGCCTTCCGGATGTCGGCCAGGGACCACCCCTTGCCGCGGAGGGCGCGAAGCGCCTGGCGCCACCGGCGGTCGTGCTGCGCGACCAGGGCATCGACGTACCGCGAGGCGTTGCCGACCTCGCGGAGGGCCGCGATCGTGCGCGGCGCCAGGGTCAGGTTGAAGCGTTGGCGGTTCATGGGTTCACCTCCTCGAGCAAGGGTCGGCGCCCCTGCTCCGAGACCTCGATCACGCGGCACCGCTTACCCGCTGGGAAGGCGTCGCCCGCGGCCTGCGCCGTCGCGTGCGCCTTCTGGATGTCGATCCAGGCGGAGGACCGGGCGTCCCACCACTGGACCTTGAAGTAGGGCGCGAAGCGCGCCGAGCCCTTCGTTCTCATGTGGCGACCTGAACCAGGCTCAGGCCGCGGCGGCGAGCCTCGGCGGTCGCGAGCTTCTTCGCCTCGGTGTAGAGCATGCCGCCCGAGGAGCCGTCCGGCCGGCGCGCCCACCAGGGCTCGGCGTCGTGCCGGAAGTAGAATGCCCACGAGCCGCGGCCGCCCGGGCGGCGCCCGTGGCTCAGCTCGTACTCGTGGGTCAGGAAGAGGACCGGCCCGCGATAGGGCCGGGTTGAAGGGGAGGGGGTCGGTTGCGGGTCGCTCATGCGTACTGTCATACGCATAAAGACGCGCACCAGCAAGCGAATGGGGCGCGGCTAAAAGACCCTGGAATCTCCGGCGCTTACCGCTGCCTCGGGCGGCCTGCCCAGAACCGCGAGGGCCGCCACTTGACCTCGGCCGCAGGCCCGCCCGGCGGCGGCACCAGGCCCGCGGAGGGGCCCGCCGGCGCGGCCGGCGCGGCCGCTGCCCTGGCCGCCGGCGCCGGCGGCGGAGACGCCACCGGAGGCGGCGCCGCGAAGGGCGCCTCGAGTCCCGCCCACTCGGCCTCGGTGAAGCGGTCGAGGCCGGCGAGATGGGCGGCCGCCCGGGCGTAGACCCGGCAGTCGAGCGCCTCGTTCCGGTTGTAGACCTTGATCCAGGTCCGGACCTCGCGCCCCTTGACCACCTTCCGGACCAACTGCTCGGCCACGAACTGGCGGAGGAACTCGTCGCCTACGGCGGGCAGGGAAATCCACCCGGCGGGAAACGACACGCCGTCCTCGGGCGCGTCGAGGTAGAGCCAGCCGTAGGTCTCCAACTTGATCGCGTGGCCATCGACCTGCCACACGCGGAGCGCGCGCCGGTGCCGGCGCCTACTCGACGGGCCCGCCTCGACCGCATCGACAATGCGCGGGAGCGAGACGAGGGCGACGGCCGGCGGCCCGCCGCGCACCAAGACGACGCGCCCGGTCGGCTGGCGACGCGCCCACGCATGGACTTGTGTCGTCGCGAAGCCGGCATCGACGGCGACGCGCGCGAGCGGCATCGCCAGGTGCCCCGCGCTGCCGCCCGGCCACGTCCGCGCGACGAGCTCCGACAACGCCGCCCACGGTTCCTCGCGCGCCACCTCGCCGTCGATGACCCGGTGATCCACGAGCCAGGAGCGCCGGCCGCGCCCCCACCCCCACACGGACGCCTCGAGTCGATCGGCCTGCACGTCGACGCCGCAGGTCAGGAAGAGGGCGCCGGTGGGCACGACGCCGAGGGGCGCCGCCGTCTGGCGCTCGCGCAACTGCCGCCAGTCGGGTGCGTCGCCGCGCTCCGCGAACGCCTCGCCAAGGATCGTGTTGTCGAAGTTCTTGAGCTTCGTCGGGTCGCGCGTCGCCTCCTCGGCCGCGCGCGCAATCTCGAGCCACGACATCCACCCGAGCGGGGCGTAGAGCGCCGACAGGTGATAGCCGACGACAGCCGGGTCCGCCGAGGGCGCCGTCGGGCGCCACTCGCCGGCGGCCAGCATCTGCGTCTTCGACGCCTCGAGAATCGGCGCCTCACACGCCGCGCAGACGTAGCGCACGGTCTCCGGCTTCGTCGCCTCCCACCGCAGGCGCGGGAACTCGAGCGGCTGCATCGTGGCGCAGTGCGGGCACGGCACGAAGAACCGCCGCTGGTCCGTCGCCTGGTACTCGCGCTCGATCCGGCTCATCCCTGCCACCTTCGGCGTCGAGAGGATCAGGACCTTCCGCCGCGGGAAAGTGCGCGCGCGCGCCTCCGCCAGGCCGAGCGGGTCGCCCTCGCCCTCCACGTCGCCCGGGTAGCCGTCGACCTCATCGAAGCAGATATATCGCGCCGAGAGCGACCGCAGACCGGCCGCGGAGTTCGCGCCCGTGAGGACGACGAGGCCGCCCGGAAACTCTTTCAGGAGCACCGTGTTGCCCGCGTCCCGCGAGCGCGCCTGCCGCACGCGGTCGCGCAGCACCGGCGTCTCCTGAATCGACGGCTCGAGGCGTTGCCGCGACAGGCGCTTCGCCAACTCGACCGTCGGCTGCACGAAGAGGAACGGCCCGGGCGCCTGGTCGATCACGTAGCCGAGCCAGTTCATCGCCGCCTCGGTGAAGCCGACCTGTGCGGCCTTCTGGACGACCACCCGGCGCACCGGCGACTGCGCGCTCAGGTGCAGCATGATCTCCGCGAGGTACGGCGTGCGCGCCGTCCGCCACCGCCCCGGCTCCGAGGCCGCGCGGCCCGAGATCATCCGGTGCGTATCCGCCCACTGGACGACCGTCAGCGCCGGGTCGGGGCGGAGCGCCTTCGCGAGCGTGTCGTCAAGACTGCGCTCTTCGTCCGCCCGCGCGGTCGCCAAGCTCCAGTCGGGCATCGGCTAGCTCCTCCAACAACCGCCGCACGTAGGGCTCGAGGGCGATCATGACCTTCGTGGCCTCGACGCCGAGGTCGGCCGCGAGCTCGGGCCCGATGCGCGCCGGCCACCCGAGGAAGGCGTCCCGGATGGCGCGCATGGCCGTGAAGTAGTGCGCGAGCGTCGTCTGGCGGTCGAGGGTTTGGCCGCGGCGCTCCTCGAGTCGGATGCGGCGAAGCTGCGCCTCGGTGAGGAGGAGCGCCGTGCGCGCCTGCGTGAGGGCGTGCAGGTTCCCCACGAAGGCGGCCGCGCCGTTCGTCGGCGCCGCGGCCTCCTCCTCGGCCTCATCAGGCGGCCCCTGAAACCGCGAGGTCGAGGCGCCCGAGGGCGACATGGTGATGCGCCAGAGGCGGTCCGCCTCCTCGGGGTCGATCCGCTTCGCCTTGCCGTGGGTCGGGATCGGGCCGCCCTTCG